CAGACTTCGCGAAAAATACTACAGCACCAGCTGTAGAAAGTTTATAAAACAAATTAATTCTTTGGAACCATATTGTAAGTATAATATTTTTGGTACAAAAACTGGACGGCTAACAACTGTCCCTGGTTCAATACCTATTTTAACAATGGCGAAAGAATTTAGAGTGGTAGTGGAGCCGACTAACGATTGGTTTGTCGAGATGGATTACAATGGTGCCGAATTGAGAACTGTGCTATCTTTGTCTGGGTGTCCACAACCAAAGGGCGACATACATGAGTGGAATGCCAAAAATTTGTACAATCATTGCACTAGAGATGAGGCTAAATCTCGTATTTTTGCTTGGTTGTATAATTCAAAATCTGATTCTAAAGACGCTGAGAGCGTCTACAAGCGTTCCGACATTCGAAACAAGTATTGGGATGGAGAGTGTGTTCGAACGCCTTACGACCGTATTATAAAGGCTGATAAGCACCATTCAATGTCGTATATCATTCAAAGCACTTTTAGCGATATGCTGCTAAGACAAATGATAAAAGTAAATGATTTTTTGAAAAAATATAAATCACATATTGCATTCTGTGTACACGATTCGATTGTTTTGGACATGACTGAAGACGAAAAACACCTTATCCCGCAAATCAAAAATCTTTTTTCAGATACCAGCCTTGGTAATTTTAAAACCAACATAAGTGCTGGTAGAAATTTTGGCAAGTTGTACAATTTAAAAATTTAAAGGGACTATTTAGAATCATTATGGAACTTATTTCAACACATTTTTGTAAAGCTGCAAATGTCGGTTATCATGGTAATTTATTTGGCGGTACCATGTTGGGGTGGCTTGATGAGGCAGGAGCCATCTTTGCATGTCAGGCATGTGACACCCCTAGAATGGTGACAAAGAAAATTTCAGAAGTCGTATTCAATAAACCCGTTCGTCCCGGTCAAATAATCAAGATTTATGGTGAAGTAAAAGGGGTGGGCAATAGGTCAATAACAATTCGTTTAGAGGCAAGAAGGCACAGTGTATACAACGGCTCTCAAAGAACTGTTTTAACAACTGATATGACTTTTGTACGAATCGATGGGGATGGTGAAGCAATTCCGCTAAGTCAGAAAGTTAAAACCAAATATAGCCCACCTGTTTTGCCGGTCTATGATGACGAGACAAAAGATTTTTATGAAGGCGATTAACGGCCGCGATTAACTAATTATAATAAAGGGCTGTATTAATGAAATCAATATTTGAAAATTGGCGCAAAAATATACTAGAAGATAAATCAAAGAAAATCGATCTATCTTCTTTTAAAGTTCAAGACGATTTGAGCAGAGAGTTTTGGGAGGCCAATGAAGATAAACTTCCAAAAAAAATCAAACGAAGATTGTTAAAGATCGCTGAAGACTTCTTTAGTGAGCTAGGCTTGCCAGCCAGCTACTTTATTGATGTCACAATCACCGGCTCTCTGGCTAACTATAACTGGTCAATTTATTCTGATATTGACTTGCATATTATGGTCAACTTTAGAGACATTGATCATGATGTTGACATGGTTAAGGAGTTTTTTAATGCTAGAAAAGCTTTGTGGAACATCAAGCACGATATAAGAATCCGTGGCTTTGAGGTTGAAATTTATGTGCAAGATATAGATGAACCTCATGTATCTACTGGCGTTTATTCGGTTATGAATGATGATTGGATCACTAGGCCCAATAGACAAGATGCAGAGATCGATGCTGAAAACGTAAAGAAAAAAGCTGTGTCGCTAATGGATCAAATTGATCGTGCACAAAAATTGTTTGATGATGGGAAGTATGACCGCGCCCTAGAATCAGCAAAGTATTTACGTAAAAAAATTAAGAAATTTAGATCGATTGGCTTAGAGGATGTTGGAGAATACTCAGTGGAGAACGTAGCTTTTAAGGCCCTGAGACGTAATAAATATTTATTGAAGCTGAGCCAGCTTAATAATGATGCATATGATAAAAAAATGTCAATTAAAGAAGGTGAAGTCGTAAAGTTTCCAGGCGAAGATCCTTTAAAGCCTAGGAAAAGTTACGATCCGATTTCTTATTTAAGTGACAAAGAGTTGTTAGCGCTTGCGGGAAAGCAGTTCCCTGCAGATCCTCGCGAGGCACCCCCGGCTATTAAAGCCGGCTCGCCTGAAGAGGAAGAATACGAAAAACTTATGGCTCCTCGTACACCGGTCCGTCCCGAAGAAGAACAGTATTCTGAACAAGAGCGCGCTAAAATGGTGGCCTGGACATACGAACAGGGCGGCCAAGATGAAATCTCATACAAAGATTATGTTGATGCCTTGCTGACACTAAAGAAAGCAGGCGCACACGCTCACTTACAAACCCACAAGGGTGGTAAAGAGGTGTAATTTGAATGTTGTTGGCCTGGGCGCTGCTGGCTGTAACATCGCAGATAAGTTTGCAAAGTATCCTCAGTATAATATTTATAAAATTGATGTAGGTCTTAAAGGTCTTAAAAAAGATGGCATTTTTTCACTGCAAGAGTATGAAAATGCAGAGGATTACGAAAAAAAATGTCCCTCATTTAAAAACTTCTTTAAAGATGTTGATAAAGAAGTCTTGTTTATTGTTTGTGGAGCAGGCAAGGTGGCCAATGCTTCATTGAGGGCTTTAGAGGCTTTAAAAAATTGTAACATTGAATTGTTGTATGTGGTGCCAGATTTAGACCTTTTAAGCCATTCCTCTGCGCAGCAAAACAAAATTGTTTATAATGTCTTACAAGAGTACGCTAGGTCTGGGCTGTTCATAAACATGTTTATAATTAAAAACAGCGTGGTTCAAGATATAATTGGAAATGTGCCTATAATTAACTACTACGATGTTTTAAATGAAACAATCGCTTCTACATTTCATATGATGAATGTGTTTAGATTTTCAAGACCAATCATCGATACCTTTTCCTCGCAAATAGAGAGTTGTAAGATTTCTACAATTGGCATTTTTAATGATGAAGAAAATTTAGAAAAATTGTTTTTTCCTCTTGAAAATATACGAGAGTTGTTGTATTATTATGGAGTGCCTAGAGAAAAATTAGAAAAAGACGGAAGACTTTTTAGAAAAATTACTGAACAAATCAAAGAAAAGTCAAAATTAGAAGAGAGTGAGTTTGTGCCAAGAAAAGCAACATTTGGAATCTATCAAACAGAGTATGATAAAAACTTAAACTTTGTTATCGCCAGCACATCTTTTATACAAAAATAAAAAATAACGCTTGACACAGATTAAGATAAATGTTATATTAATATCAGAGGTAAGGGAAATTAGCCTTGCTTACTATAGCCGAAAATGGCAAAGGACAAAAAAATAATGGGAATTGATATGGAAAAGATGCGAGCAAAACTCGCATCACTTAAAGGCGAAGGAGGCAATGGAAATTCTGCTTTCTGGAAGCCAAACGAGGGGACACAGGACATCCGCATTGTCCCTACCCAGGATGGTGATCCGCTAAAGGAAATGTGGTTTCACTACAACCTAGGTAAGAATCGCGGGTTCTTATGCCCCAAGAAGAACTATGGCGACCGCTGTCCCGTCTGCGATTTTGCATCGCAATTGTGGCGAGAGGGCGTAGAAAACGACGACTTTGAAAGCAAGAAGCTTGCAAAGAGTTTGTTCTCGCGACAAAGATTCTTTAGCCCCGTAGTGGTACGAGGCGAAGAAGAGGCAGGCGCCCGTATCTGGGGATACGGAAAGACTGCTTATGAGCTACTTCTAGGTTACATCCTAGATCCTGACTATGGCGACATTACTGACATTGAGAATGGAACGGATATTACACTAACATATACCAAGCCCTCCAAGCCCGGTGCTTATCCGCAAACCATGCTCAAGCCTCGTCGTCATACTTCTACACTCTTGGAAGACTCAGAGCGCATCCCTGGCGTGTTGGATAACATTCCAGAATTTTCTACTCTTTTTGATCGTCAAACGACGCAAGATGTAGAAAACATGCTAGACGCGTTCCTCTCTGACGACGAGAGTACCGAGAGTCGATCTCATGAAACCGTAATGTATAATAATACGAAAGAGGTCAACAGCGTCGACGCAGCTTTTAACGAACTGCTAGGCAAATAGTGTAGAAGCCCACAGGGGGGCACAGGGTTATCAGGTGCCCCAACTTTTTTTCCAAAGGAGGGATTATGAAGTACGCTGTACTAATCGCCGCATGCGCTCTAATGAGTGGTTGCGGAGACGCTGATGAAGACACTGGCGAAGACACTGCTGTTGTCGCTGAGTGAAGCAAATCCGCAGGGAGGCACGGGATTACAGGTGTCTCAACTTTTAACAACAGAGGGATAATGGCTAGAACCAGAAAATCAACCGCAGGCAAGCTGTCGATTGCTGAAATGCGCAAACTAATTAATAAAAAAGCAGGGCACAATGTTGCACACGATCTTACAGAAGACAACCCGACTGCTGTCAAGGATTGGATTCCTACTGGATCGCGATGGCTTGACTCGATCATCTGTCGCGGTCGATTGGCTGGCATACCGATCGGAAAAATTGTCGAAATCGCTGGACTAGAAGCCACCGGAAAAAGTTTCATGGCAGCGCAAGTTGCTGCTAACGCTCAAGACATGGGAATCGACGTAGTTTATTTTGATTCTGAGTCTGCGATTGATCCAACATTCCTTCAACGCGCCGGTTGCAACTTAGAGACGCTTCTATATGTACAGGCGTCATCTGTTGAATTTGTACTGGAGACGATCGAAGAACTGCTGGGTTCAAATGACAATCGTATGCTGTTTATTTGGGATTCATTGGCACTGACGCCAGCGATCTCAGACATTGAGGGTGATTTTAATCCTCAGTCATCGATGGCTGTCAAGGCACGAATTCTCGCTAAGGGAATGTCTAAGCTGACAGTGCCTATTGCAAACAGCCAGTCAACATTTCTTGTACTAAATCAGTTGAAGACAAATATTACAAGATCTCCGTCTGAAGTGTTAACGACCCCCTATGTCACCCCTGGTGGCAAGGCTATGATCTACGCTTATTCGCTGCGCGTCTGGCTTACTGGGCGCAATCT